ATATTATTCTTATTTTCCTCTATTAGTGAAATTGCATAATAATTATCATTACACTTATTTCTAATTTTATAAAATGCTTCAATGAATCCTCCGGGTGCTTCTGCTATAAAAGCAATTTTAATATTATTATAATTCATTTTACATATATTATAATCATTATGTATTTCTATCATCTTAAAATAAGACCGACTTAATACATTTTTTTTAAATATACCAATATTTTTTTTATTACAGTAATAGTTTAAAAATAATAATGATGTAAATAATTTTCTATACAAAAACCAATTTTCATATTTACATACATCTTTTTTAATATTATTTAACAAATTTATATAATTATTGTTTATATAATGTTCAGGATAATCTTCTGATGTTGTTATTTTGAAACTATAGTTTTTTAAATATGATAATCTATTTATAATAATAGATTTTGCAGAAATCATTTATTAAAGTGTAATTTTTTATTTAAATATATTATTTATTTAATAATGAACAAAAAAAAGTTTATAATAAATTTACTAATAACATAAGTTTTTAATATATAATTTATTTGTATTTAATAAAATCATAAACTCATTTATTTCATTACTTTCATTACTTTCACTACTTTCATCATTTCAATAGAGCATTTTATTATGTCAATCTTATTATTACTACGTTCTACATTATTTTGACTAAATATATTACTATTCTCAACGTTATTTTGACTAAATATATTACTTTTATTTGTTATAAAACTACTATTTTCACTTTACTATTTTGACTAAAATTATTAAATGAAAATAATTCATGATTAGGAAGATTAAATAATGGTGTTGGATTATTAGAAAACATTATTGGGTTAAGTAATTGATAGTAATCAATTTAAAATATATAAAACATTTAAAAATGTAACTATAATTTAAATTAAGAAATGAGTATGCAAAATATTAGTGATAATAATGATACTATTAATCTAAAAACAAGTAATGAAATTATTAAATGTATTAGTGATGTTACAAATATTTCGGATGATGAAAAAAAAAATATTACGGATATTCTTAATACAAATAAATGTGATTATGAAGCAGTAGATAATCTAAGAAAATATATTAAAACTTCATATTATCAACAAATTAACGGTGTTAAATATGATAGGTCATTACTACTGTTAGCAGAAAATCTAGTAAAGGGGCAAGGTGATGGACGTATTAGTGATGATGATATAAAAAAATTAATTGATTCTGCATGGGACAATAATAGTATTACGGATATTGAAAAATCTACATTATTTTATATTTCTGAAAATTATAATACTACATGTAAGGCAAAAACATACTTAAATGATTATTTTAAATAAACTATATTTAAACTATATTTAAACTATACTAATGGCATAAGGATTATTATTTAGTTGTTCGGTAAGATCCGATAAATTATTAGATTCATTATACTTAATTATATCATTAATAGAATTATTTTTATTAGATGTAGATACTATACTATTTTTATCTAGCATAACATTATGAATTAACGTCTTTTGCTGTGGTTCTGGTGTTTTTCGTAATAAATCGCATTTTATTTCTAAATTAATATCATCTGCACTAGTATTAGTTTTAGTACCTTCTTGTGTAGGGGCACGTCCTTTTAAAGTTTTTTCTTTAAGTTCATTTATTGTGGCATTATACATGTCTTCATAAGACATCATTTCTTTATTACCAATACTAGAACCATAATAATCATTATCTACATAAGATTGTTTATTAGTTTCTTTAGCATCATATTTATTACTTAAATAACCTGTGCCATCTTCTCTGTTAGCAATACCTGTATAATCATTATTACAAGTAGTTTCTTTATTTGTTTCTATCATATCATATGTTGCTGTTTTATATCCATCATTGCGATTATCTGCTGCTTGTCCAACAACATAATTTTTAGTGTATGTTTCTTTATGAGTCAGTTTTGCTAAGTCTTCAAAATGTTTTGTACCTCTATAACCTGCAATCATATTTAATAATTCACTATCGCGTAATAGTGTTTCTCTTAGTGTAGTTTTTAATTTTTGTATATTTCGAATTGTTCCCTTTTTTTCATCCATTCCTAAAAATCCACTATGATTATTATCTAGTAATGTCTCTTTTAATGTTGTTCTAATTTTCTGTTTAATACGTTCAGGTAATTTATTATATAATTTTATATTTATAATATCTTTTACATTATTTTCTGTAGTTTCTCTTATTGTTTTACGTGCAGGTTCTTTGTTATACATTGTAATTTTATCTTTTCCCTTTAAATTCAATAGTTGGTCATTATTTTCGGTTGTTTCTCTTATAGTCTTACGAGCATTATCTTGATGTTGTGCAGTTGGAATTAATGCCTTTAATAAATTTGCTATGTATAAACCTTTTTTAAATGGTTGTACTGATTGTTCTTCACGTTTTGTTTCCATACAATTATATGCTTTTCTATCATAATCATAGCGGGTATCGCCGGTAATATTACGTGTAGTATCTACATCTAACTTTAATTTATTACTTTGTCTATGTTTTTGTCTTTGCGATTCTTTAATTATTGTATTACCTGCTGGACCCATTAATTCTTTTGATATTTTTCTATTGTTATCAGATATATATATCTTTGAACGTGTAGTTTCTTTTCCAACACCATGTGTTGGATGTTGAACTCTGTCAACTTCCATGACTATTTTTTTACCTTTTGTAAAATTATAATCAGCATCACGTTTAGTTTCTTTTTTACCTTTAATTATTCTTCCTTTATATGTAATTCTAGGATTATTTTTTGCTCTTAATTGGTCAATATTTTTAGGAATTTCATATTCACGAGTATCCTGATGATAACCTCCTGTTGGACCATCTTCAAAATCTAATCCTACTCCAGGACCAACTTTAACTTGTTCAAAAGGTAAATTATGATTTTCATAACGCGATTGATTTAAATTATTTTTATATTGTTCTGAATAATTTTGACCACCAAATATATTTTGCTTTTCTAAATCAAATAAAGGACCCACTTCTTCTTTTGATTTTTTTAAATCTAAATCACCCGTAAATATATCTAAATTCCTATTTTTTGTTGTTAAATCCATATTTTGTTTTACAGAACCTCCATAAAAATGTACCATATTATTATGTGTAAATTTTACATGTTCTCCTGTTAATTGACTTTTAACTATTTTATTATTTGTGTTATTATTCTTATGATTATTATTATTATTATTATTATTAATATTATCATTATAATTATCTAATTTGTAAAAATTATTAACGGAATTATATTGAACTATATCATTATATTCTTGTAATTTATTAGATTTATTAGATACTTCATTTTGACTTAAATTTTTTTTTACTAATTCAACTCGTTTGTTAGTTACTAAATCAGTTCTTGTGTTAGTTACACTATTTTGTAAATTTTCTTTTAATATATCCTGTTTTTTATAAGAGTCGTTGTTTTTTAAAGTTTCTTGTGGTTTATTACGCTTTTGAATAACTTCATTATTTTCAACATCCGAATTTATATTATTATTTAATGGTTTTACATGGGTATATTTTTTTATTGTATTATTTTTTTGGGCGGATATAAATCCACTAATTATTAAACCTGTTAATATTACAGTCTCCATATATTATTATATATTATTATATATTAAAATTATATATTAAAATATTATTTTAAAATAATATTTTAATATATTAGTTATTTAATTAAAAAAACTTAATTAAAAAAATCATTATAAATTATATTATACTTGTTATTATTTAAACTTAAATTTAAATAATTTAAATTATTATATTTTTTATTTTTTATCCATATTTTAATAATGTAGAATTTTTTTTTATATACTAAAGATAATCCATTAACTATATTTTTTTTTGATAAATTATTACCAACTAAATCTAATAATAAATTTAACCATATTTTATTTATATCATTTTCTGATATTTTAATAGACCAGTAACCTCCTTTTTTATTAGCATTATCCTCGTATAAAGGTTTTATTTTGTTTTTCATTAAAAAGTACATACCATTGCATAAATTTTTATGAGTATTATATAATATCCAAAATTGTGCTATATTATCAAATGTATATATTTTCTTATAAGATTTAAATGACCAATTGTTATCATTTGAACTATGATAATATAGTGTAAAACTATTATTAAACTTAAATTTAAATGCTTTTATTTTCTTAGTTTTTATATTTATTTTATAATTTTCATATATTTTTATAAATTTTTCATGATATGTATCACACATATAATTCTATTTAATTTTTATTTTCTAAATTTTAATATTAAAATAAAGTTTTTAAATTATCATATCTTTTATTTAAAAGTTTATTAATAATATATTTTATCATGTTTCAAGATAGTACAGCAATTAATATAGAAGATAAATATAATTTAGCTATACAATTATTTCAGTCAGAAAAATATATTGAATCGGAACAAGTTATTTTAGAATTATTAAATATTATTCCGGATAATAGCGATATATATAATTTTTATGGAAGATTAAAACAATTTCAAGGACATTTTGATAAATCTATTGAACTTTTAAAAAAATCTGTTTCTATAAATAATTCCAATTTTATGGCACATTATAATCTTGGATTAGCTTATTGTATTAAAAAAGATTTAAAAAATGTAAAATTTCATTTTGAAAAATATCTAGAACATAATTCAGATAGTAATAATAGTAAATATACTTGTAATTTATATATTTCTAAACTTCATTTCGATGAACTTGATATTACTGAAACTGCACATTATTATACAGAATCACGTATTCCATTATTTGTAGAATTGTCAAAATTACTTGTGCCTCGTATTTATAATTCAGTAGAACATATTCAAGAAAATCGTGAATTATATTATAATACATTAAACAATTTATTAAATAGTAATATTGATAATCTTATTATTCATAGTCCTACAGTTTTTAGTGAATATTTACAATTTATTTATTGTTATGTTTTTCCTTTATCATATCAAGGTCAAAATAACTCATTAATACTAAAAAAACAATGTGAATTATACAGAAAATTATTTCCTTGTTTAAATTATACTTCAAAATATATTGATACTATTAAAATAAATAATAATAAAATAAAAATAGGATTTATATCAACTAACTTTTTTAATCAATCTGTATCGAGAGATCGTATGGGTATAATTAGAAATTTACCACGAGAACTATTTGAAGTTGTAGTATTTTTCTATTTTAAACCAAATGATGATTTAGGTAATTTTATATGGGATAGTGATAATACAAATATTGTATTACCAGATTCAAATATTTTTGAAAGACGACATATTATTGAAGAACAAAAACTAAACATATTAATTTATTGTGATATTGGTATGGCACCTGATACATATTTTTTATCTTATTCTAGATTAGCACCTATTCAATGTAATACTTGGGGTCATAGTGATACTAGTGGCATCGATACTATAGATTATTATTTATCTAGTGTGTATTATGAAAAAGATATTAATCCTCAAGAGAATTATAGTGAAACACTTGTATTAATGAATAGTTTATGTACATATTATTATAAGATTATCGAAAATCCGACATTTGTAAATAAAAATTACTTTGGCTTTTCCGAAAAAACAAATATATATTTATCATCACAAGTTTTATTTAAATTAAATCCTGAGTACGATAAAGTTATTAATAATATACTAACAAATGACCCTAATGGTATTGTTGTATTTATTAAAATGAATTTAGGTAGTTATATTCAAGATATTTTAATTCAACGTTTAGAAAAAACACTAAAACATAATATGACACGATTTCATCTTGTAGAATGGCAAACATGTGAAAGAGATTTTTATAAATTATTATCTATTGCAGATGTTATTATAGATCCATATCCTTTTGGTGGATGTAATACTTCCTTTTCTGCTTTTTCTATGGGTATACCTATTGTAACAATGCCAGCAGAAATGATTAATGGACGATTTACATATGGTTTATATAAGAAAATGAATATTATGGATTTAGTTGCATATAATTTTGAAGATTATGTAAAACTTGCTAATAAGTGTGCAATAAATAAGTTATGGAGAAACGAAATTTCCGAAAAAATTAAGAATAATATTCATTTAATTTTTAATGAAGTTGATAGTATTAATGCATGGATAAATTTTTGTATTGATGCAGTAAATAATAATATACATTCTAATCCTGCTTTAATTGATAATACAAACAAATTTGAAAATAGTATAAATGTTGATAATAATGATAATGTTGATTCTAATACTTATACTGATATAAATACTGATACTAATACTAATATTGATATAAATACTGATACTGATATTAGTACTATTGGTGACACTACACAAAATAACTTTAATAATATTGTGGAAACACATTATAAAGTTAAAAGTATACCAAAAATAATTCATTTTATTTATTTTGGTTATACTGATTTTAAATTTGTTCATTATTTTGCCATTAAAACAGCTTATGATAACAATCCAACATATACAATTAATTTTTATAATTATAAACCACCAGAAAATAATATATGGTTTGATTTAACATTACAATATGTAAATATTATACATACAAAACCACCAGATTCTATTTATGGTAATAAACTTAATACATATGCTCATAGAGCAGATATTGTAAGACTTGAAAAATTAATAGAGCATGGAGGATTTTATTTAGATATTGATGTATGGACACTTAAATCATTTGATTCATTATTAGATATTGAAGAAACATGTATTATGGGTTATCAAGCAGAACAATCACAGTTTAAAGGATTATGTAATGCAGTATTAGGAGCAAAACCACAATCATCATTTTTAAAAATATGGTTAGAAAATTATAAATCATTTAATAGTAATGAATGGGATAAACATAGTGTATATTTACCATTAGAACTTGCAGAAAAACATCCTTCATTAATAAATGTTAAATCGCAAGAAATATTTTTCCCAGTATCGTGGTACGACTTTAATGATTTATTTAAAAAAGATAAAAATGTAAATTTAGAACAATCATATACAATTCATTTATGGGAATCACATACTTTAGAATTAATCTTAAGCAAATTAAATCCATTATATTTTTATTTATATAATACACCATTAACTAATTATTTTAAACATAATATATTATGTCAAAATAAATCTAAAATACTACTTATATTAGAAGATAATAATAATTTAAATAATATAAAACAATTACTATATATTTTATTAGCATATGGTTATGATGTTAATTTAAAATATTTATGTGAATTAAATACTAATATAAGTCTTAATAATTATATATTAAATGTTAAAGATGATTATGATTTATTAATTAATAAACTTTATGAAAAAAAAATAAATGAAAATGAAATATTTAGTCATATATTAACTAATTTTAATACTGATTTATTAAATAATATAATAGATACTTCTATACCTAAATTAAATATTAATAATATGAATATACCACATACATTATTAGAATCAAATGTTCAACATAAAAATGAATATAATCACAGTTTATATGACATGTTAGAAGAATATTATATATGTATATATTGTGATAATATTATACAAATAAATAATAATTATATAGAAAATTTTAAATGTATTCCATTAAATAATGTAAAATCTGATAAATTTGTTTATACTATAATAGGAGAACTAAGCAATGTATATAAAATATTAGATGTTTATTATGAGTTATTTAAAAAATATTCAAATATATTAATTTATATTATTTCACCATATAATAATGATACTTTTAATCATTTTCAAAATATAACAGAAAAATATACAAAACATAAAATATTATTTAATTTTAATAATTTAACAAGTAAATCATTTGATAAAATATATGAACGTAGTAATTGTTATATTGATATAAATAATAATGATCATAAATATAATTTTGTATATTATAAAAAACCAGTTATATTATTTAATCAAAATAATATATTAAATAATACCTTTATTATTAATACTGATAAATCTATTATATTTAATGAAATATTTAATACTATGAATACTATATATGAGAATTATAATAATCTAGAAAATTTATTAGAAGAAGATTATATAAATTTAATAAATAATTTTGTTACTAATAGTAAACTAATAGATAATATTTTAAATAAAAATACTAAACATACTAAAAATACTAAAAATATTAATTCAGACAACAATACTGAAATAATTAATAATACACATAGTTCTGAAATTACAAATATTAATAATAATATTAGTAATAATAGAAAAGAAATATTATTTATAGGTAAATTCAAAACTTTTGCAAATCGTATGGATACTTTATATTATGAGTTTTTGGAACACTTGAAATTTAATTCAGAATATAAAATTATTTTTGTAGATAGTAAATCATGTGTTCATAATAAACCAATTAGTTATTATATAGATACATATTGTACTACAAATGATCCAATAATATATAGTATTGTTTATACAAATGAAAATGAACAAATAATAAGTGATTTAGAATCTTGTAATTTAACAAAAATATATGAAATAGAAGATTGCTATGAAATGGAAAATTTAATAAATATTATTAATAAATTTAAGTATGATTATGTTATTTATCGATATAACTGTGAACAAATGCAATTTATAATATCCAAATCAAACTCTAAATTTATACATATGCCTCATTATTTAAATTCTCAACTATTTACAATAAATAATAATCAAAAAACAATTGATATATTATTATATGGAAATACCAGTAATTTTTATCCTTTTAGACAACGCTTATTTAAATTAATACAACAATCTGGATTAAATTATTATTATTTACCACATCCAGGATATAATGAGTTTTTAAATGAAAATAATCCAAACAAAATTATTAAAAGTGATTTATCAAATCTAATAAGTAAAGCAAAAATTACAATATCTACATGTAGTAGTTTTAATTATTTATTAAAAAAATATATTGAAATATCTTTATCAGGAAGTATAATAGCAGGAAATTATCCACATACAGAAGAAAATATATATAAAGATTGTATGTGTTTATTAGAAGAAACTGATAGTGATATTGATATAATAGAAAAGTTAAAAAAAATATTAAATTTATCAAGTGATGAATATAATAAAATAATAAATGATTCATATGATGTTTCTGTAAATAATTATACATATAAACAAGGATTATTACGATTCAATAAAGTTATAGATTATATTGATAAGAATTAAGTTATAAAATTAAGTTATAAAATTAAGTTATATTAAAATTTTAAATGATGTTTACATATATCACATTTTTTTTTATTTCCGTTATAAAAATTATTACAACAATATGTGCTTTTGAAATTTTTAAATGAACTATCTAACGTATATTCTAATGATGATTGTAATTGTAATGAATCATATATTATTTTTTCAAACTGTTTTTTTAGAACATGATTTTTAAATCTTCGTGTTATATCTTTTAATGATATTTTATCTTCTGTATAATTTCTTGCAAAAGCTAGTGCTTTTTTTTTATTTAATCCATTTTTATGTATAATATTAAATAACCATGTATATACATCAGATTTCATTATTTTTATAAATTTTAAATATAATCAATTTTATAAGGTATATACATACAAATCTGCATCATGTGAAGAAAATTTAACAGGTATGGTTTTAAATAATTTAAGATCTTTCAATAATACACTACTTATAATATATTTACATTTTTTTGCGGATGTTTTTATTTTTTTTACTATTTTATTATTTATTTCATTACCAAAAGTTAAATTATATGTATAAAATATTGTACCATTACTTAAATCATGTTGTAAAAAATCATCCTTATAATAATATAAGTTTTTATTATTTACTTTACTATGAATACTTTTGCAAACATCATACCTTTTATCTATTATTTCTATTCCAATACTCTTAATTTTATATTTTTCTGCCACAAAAAAATT